TTGTTTGGTATAGAAAGATTTATCGATCAGCCCGAATGTCTGATCAATGATTGAGCTGGCAGCGCCATCGCCCCCGAATAACTTACCCAGCCAGGACATTTAGCTTTCCTCTGGTGGATCGTCCTTTTTCTTCACTAGCGCCTGGACGGTATCGGTTTCATATATCCTGATCCCGGTCCAGATGATTGTGAATAAAGCCGCCACGGGGGGCAGGATAGAGCCCAGAGACCCGAGCATTGTGCCGACGCTAATTACATCAACCACTTGTTTTGTCGATTCGTCGACCATGTTCCCAAGCCCCCAAAAAGTTTCGCTAATTGTATCAGCTCGAGCGCCAAATCATAGTAGCGCGGAAAAGCCAATGGCGAGCCCGACCAGGAAGAAGATCGGGATCACCATGATCCACGCCGCAGCGACGAACAAAGTGCCGATTCTGTCGCTCATTATTTCGCCCCCTGGACTAATAGAGCGACCGTCCAAATGACGCCCCCGGATACCATCAGCCCCATAATCACCGCAGCGATGTCGATCATCAAGCGCTGTTTCCGCCGCTGCTTGTAGATCGTCGCCTCGCGCCTGGCGCGTATCTCGCGCCGCATCGCCATCATTTCTTTGTAGGTTTCGTCGCCGTATGCCCAGATGATCAGCTCCCGGACCTGTTTCTCCATTTCCTCGGTTTTCTTTTTGGCGATGATGGCGTTGAGCGCCTGCTGCTCTACTGATTCGCCATCGAATAGCTTTTTGAAGATCGGCGGGTTTTCGGCTTCCTTCTCGGATTCCTTTATGTCCGCGACCAGGCCGTAAAAGTGCCCGAGCTTTTTTGCGACGTGTTCAATTTCCGTGCCCTTGCTGACAAGAACCTCGAGCCCCTTGAATGCGCTCGAGGCTATTGCGACCAGGGAAAGCGGGTCCATTCATATTACTCGGGCTTAGTGGGCCAGGTGATCGTGCTAGGGAATCCTTCCTGCTGCGGAACATCGCGAAGTGCCTGGCGATATGCCGCCCAATCAGCCGATAAAGTCAGATCGCTCGCTGCTCGCCAGTCGGTTTCCTGAAGTTTTTTGTCCCTTTTTTCTCTAGCAGAAAAGGCTTTTTGTTCATCGGTTAAAACCAATTTTGGCGTATCATCGTCAACAATAGATTCAGTGTTGGTTGCCAGATCGTAAGTTATCTTTTTCATACCTTCCTCACAAATAGGATATGGATACTTGACCGCCATCAAAATCCCTGTCGGCATTAGTTAGTTGGAGCTTGAGTTTTGTTAGCTCCTCTCCCAAATTAACGTATCCAATACCGCCGCCACCCCGGTAATTTAATGAACTCAACATCCAATAATTTGAGCTGACTCTAGTGAGATATGCGACGGCTCGCATAGCGAATGTGCTGTTCCAGTCAGCAACGTATAAAAAGCTTGATGAGCTTTGCTCTCTGGATATTCCATCAAAGCTTCGGAAGGAATCGCTCGTGTAGCCTGATGTTTTGTATCCAGACGAACCACCTAGCGCAACACCCCAATTATTTTGGTCATCATCTGAATCCACTCCCAGCATATTGATTATTATAAAAGTCGTTCCAGAAGGAATGCCCGTAAACTCAACGGACGTTGCATCAGTGACTAGGCTGACAAGTGAAGATTGCGTAAAACCGCCACCGCCAACATCGGCAAAACTCAAAACGCCACTGCCGTTCGTCGTAAGAACTTGATCCGCTGATCCGTCTGCTGTTGGCAATGTCAATGTAAAACTAGAGCTGATGGTGGCAGGAGCCTGCAAACCAACATACTCGCCGCCGGTGCTATCTTGAAGTCGCAGATCGCCCTGAGTAGTAATGTCTACCTGAGAGGCTGTAACCTCACCTGCGGACCCATATATAACGGCTTTCGAGTTGACTACGGTATTCGATGAGGCGCCATCCAGGACTGCAATCTCGGTTGCATTAACGCCGGAAATATCATTCCCATTAAGATCAAGATTCCCGCCGAGCTGCGGAGTCGTGTCGTCCACCAGGTCAAATGTCACGCCCGTGAGCGTTACAAATGAAGAGCCATCATATATTTTCACCGAATTCGAGCCGGTGTTGAAATACCAATCGCCAGCGGTCAGGGGATTGCCATTCAGGTCGACGGTTGGATCGCTTGCCTGTCCACCTAAATAAAACCCCTCTATCGCATCGAGAGCCGCTTGGGCACTCGTCGCCGATGCCGCTGCCGCCGTAGCGCTGGCCGCCGCATTGGTTGCATTGGTTGCTGCCGCGCCGGCATCAGTTGCGAAATCTTCTAGGGCATCCGGGAACCCGGAAACATAATTCAGCCCCTCGAAATCCGCCAGCGTGTACGTTCTGCCGTTTATGGTTACAGGGAAAGCCATTAGATTATTTCCTCGATTGTGATGGTGCGACTATATCGCGAGAGCGTGGTATTTTCGATGGGTCCGATTTCCGCTATCCGCCCATAAATGTTTTGCGTCAGCCAGGTCGACGAATCGCTCGGCTGCGGAATGACCAGGACATCTTTCGATATGCCTTTCACTCGGTCGATGGCATTGAAAACATTTGTGAAAATCTCGCTTTCTGGCAGATGAATTAAGTCAAACGTCATCCGCCGATATTTCCGAACCTCATCGACAAACACCTGGCCGCCGCGAGATTTGGTTACTCTGGAATCGTCGACGAACTCGAACTGGACCCCGTTCGCGTAGTTGATCGTCGGCTGATATGCCGGTCCTGCTATCAAGCGCCCGGCCTCGAGATAGCCATCCGAATTAGATGAATCGCTGATATCCAGGCGCAAATACTGAGCGATCAGCGGCGATGAAAGCAGATTAAACGTGCTGGCATTATATAAACTGATCAAATCAGCAGCCGGAACCCCTCCCCAGGTAAAAACGCCCCAGGGCGATCCGCCGAATCCCTCGACCGGCGCCCAGGCATCGATAGTGCCTGAGTCATAGATCGTCGTCGAAAAGTTGTCATTCGATAAGCGCCAGCGAACGGTCGCCGATGTCGTCAGGTTGTGAGCGATCAGCGCGAAAAAATCCATGATCTTCTGCGAACCAAAATTAACATCGATTTGGGCGCTGGTGGCGCTACTGGTGCGCCATACTTTTACGATCTGCAAGTCCTGGAGATTTGTGACCGGCAGCGATGCCGCAGCCGAATCCGCCGTGATGCTCGAAGCCGTGTCGACGTAGTTATTCGCGGAAATGATGATATTTTCAGCCATTTAGCCCCACAACTCCAATTCGACTTCATTCGATACCGCATCCTCGGTGATCGTGATAACGCGGAACTTCTTGCCACTGGTCAGATTATACCGATCAAACGCGATCTGCACGATGTCGTTCAGCTTTAGCGTGTAGGGCTGAGTCTTTACCCTGATCGTATAAAAGTCTCGCTGAGAGCCGTACAGCGTCAGCAGCCGCGTCGCCTCAGTGCTGGCAGCGCTGGACGCCGAGAATAGCGCCGGGACGACCAGCTCCTCGGAATTCGGGTAAATCGTGCGAATGCTCGCGGTGTTGTCTGACTCGAAGAGCATTTCCCGGACCAGGTAATCCCGCTGCGCGGTCGTGACCGATGCCCCGAAATCGCTCTCGCTCATCACTCGATAATTTTTGTCATACCCGACGCGAACCCGATGGTTCGGGGTTGCCGATGATTCGCGCTGCACCTCGATGATATTGGTCAGATCGAATTCGGCATCAGCCGTCCCGGTCGCCAGCTCCACGCGAGCCATCTCGAACTGACCATCTCGGTTAAATCCATAAAACGCGCCGACGGTGTTGGCTATCTGATCCAGCACCTCGAGGATCGTTGTCGAATCTTTGACATATATCCCGATTGTCGAATTATTGGCAGTGTTCATCGCCGTCAGGGATGCCGTATCGAGATCGCCGGGATCAGCCAGGCCGCCGTAAGTCGTAACGATCTCCCTGGCAATGTCCGCCGCGCTGGTTAAGTAAGTGCTGCCGCTATCGACATATCCCTGGATGTCCGCCGTGATGATCCCGGTCGGAGCTGCGACCAGTGTGATTTTCCCGTTCGTCAGGTCGACCGTGTAGTCGGTCGTCAGAGTCAGGGCGACGCCGCCCTCATAAACAGCCGAGACGGCGTTGATTTCTCCGTCGTTCACCTGGTAAACCCGATTCGTCGAATCGATCAGAACCGGCTCGATATTCCTAACCTCGCCAAAACATAGCGGGATCGGCTTTCCCAGAACATTGGCCGAGAGCGCGACATCGGTATAAACATTCGGCGGGAATTCGATGGCGAAATCTTCCTGGTTGTCTCGCAGAACGACCTCGACGGTTTCGTCATCGAACTCAATGGTTTTCGATTCGCCTTTGAATATGGTGAAGAAATTGGAAAGCCCGGCCCCGAACTCACCGACCCGCACCTCGACGGATCGACTGTCCCAAGCATACCCGGCGAAATCATCCAGCTCGCCGTCGCCATTCGAGAGGATCAGATTGCCATAACCCGGACGCGAGAATCCGCCGACCTTGCCGCTGCTGAACATAGTGCGAGAAAACGTGATCGGCTCGACCAGGCGCGGGTCGAAATACTGGTTCGCCGGAGTATCGCCGGGCTTAGTGACGAAACCGCTGTCGGAGTAGTAAAGCGTCAGCTCGGTCGCTCCGCTGACATCATAGGGCTTCAAAATAGCGATATATGAGAGCTGGACGTTCGTTTTTGCGACCAGCTCCGCGAGCGTAGTTGCGACCGCCATTATCGGACCCCAGCGGGTCGTCGACCACTCAGCTCTCTCGATAGTTGCCGCCGCAGCATAACGATCTCATCCTTCATATCGTTAATTGATTGCTGCAAGTCGACGCTATTACCCTTGATCGGTGAGACCGTACCGCCTCGGTTCGGGATAAACAGCTCCGGGCCATCCTCGCCGACCATCGATGCCTGGCCGCGCTCGAGCGGTCCGCCGAACTGGCGACCCTGCAAGTAAAGGCTGCCGCCGACCACGCCATCGGCGCGATTGAATAGCTTTTTGACATGATCGTCGAAACTGAAATTTAAGATCATGCTTTGAAGATTGCTGATCATCCTGATCAGCTCATCGATCATTGATTGCTGGAATGGGCCAGAAAATTCATCGCTCACATTAGGGAAAGTGCCGCCCTTGAATATGGCCTCTCGGATGCGGTCGAAGATATTGCCTTCCGTATTGATCACGTCGCCCTTTTCAGCGATTTCGACCAGCTTGTCGAAAACACCTTCGAGAATCTTGTCGATGATCTCGGTCACATAGTCGACTGTGAATGTAGGCTTGCCGCCGAACATTTCATCGGTGACCGCATTGATCGCATCCACGACCCCGGTTTTGATCGCGGTCTGGAATGTTTCCATCGTCGCCAAAATTGTATTCACGACGTTCGCGATACCCTGGGCGAGACCTTCAGTGCCCGAAACATCGCCGGGTCCGAAATAGGTTCGGAAAAGCTCGAACCAGTCAAAATTATCGATTGAGCCGTAAGTGCCGCCAAACAATCCGCCGTGTGCGAACTTGGGCAGACGCCCGGAATTCAGCGCATCGAAGAACCTGGCGCCGAACTTATTGACCGAGCTGGAGCGAATCACATATTCGCCATCGGATAGCATCGCAGGAACCCGGTCAGCCGTCGGGCCGCCTGGGCCGCTTACCTGTCCACCCGTTGCAAAACCTTCCACCATGCCGCCATCACGCAGCCCTGGAATCAGGTTTTTTAGGAAGCTAATCCCGACCGATGCAATCGCAGCTGCCGCGATCTGCTCGAGTGTTCTGATCACTGCATCCTTGAATGATGAAAAGCTCGAGAGAGCGCCAGAGAAGAATCCGCCGAGTGCGGATGTTAGATTACCCAGGGCCGCACCGAAGCCGCCCAGGGCCGAACCAGAGCCCGTGAACAGGTTTTTCACCGCATCCCCGAAACTGTTGACAGGCTGAGTCCCGAAACAATTAGATATCGCCGCTTTGACGCCGCCCTCGCCGACTAAATTTTGAATAAGTAAATCAAGCGTCCCGGACGAACCCGTTACCTGGTCAAGTTTGCCGAGGAAATTCTCGAGCGGAGTGCCATCGAAGGCATCACGAACCGCCTGCTCGAATTCGGTCAGCTCGACTTGGTTCAGCTCCTTGATTTCCGCGTTTACTTTCTCGGTCGCGATTTGATACTCGCGAGCATTGATTGCGCCTTTCTTGTAAAGCGCCTCGAGATCGTCCAGCTTGTCATTAAGCAAACCGATCTCGGTTTCAGTTTTCTTTACTTCGTCCAGAACTTCACGCTGCGACGCGGTAAGCCCGTCCGCTGCCTTAGTTGCCTCGACCAATTCACCACCCAGCTCTTCCAGGCGGCGATTCAAAACAGCCAGCTCCTCGTTGAATTTCCCCTCGGCATTGGAAAGG